TCACGTTCTATTAGTTCCTCGTGTGATGAACACACTTCAAGTATTTCTTTTTTGAAATTCTGTTTTCCGTATTTTTTCACGGCTTTTTTCAAAAGGGGACCTGAACCCAAATAGTTTGGGTTATTGTGGCTGTCTCTACCAATATATTGTTTACCATTCACCAAATTGGTGGTCTTATAGATAATCATAACGTTCTCCATTTATTTGATATTGTTTGTTTCTCTACTAATAAATATCAAACAAAAAGAAAAGCCGTGGGCTTAGAGAAGACGTTGTAGGAGCTGAGAAACAAACTACTAATCAAATAAAACCCACGGCGTTTTCAAAACAAAACCTATTTAGTCATCTAATAAAGGTTCATCGGAGATGATAACATCATCCAGACGCACTTCATCGGTTTTTTGGTAAACCATTATCACCTTTTCAGCAATGTCTGAATAAATTATATCAGCAAGTTCGGGGTCGGAGATAATCTTCTCCACGAAATCCTTACTCTGAAATTTTATGATTTCACCGGTGCGCTTATCAGTATATTCATACCAAGCACCGCTCTGTTTTACTAGAGAGTAATCTTTCATAACTTCAAGCCAACTAGAAAAATCATCTATTCCAGAGTCGAAATAAATAGAGTATTCTGCAGTTCGTTGAGGAGGGCCGCAACGATTTTTTACGAGCTTTGCCTTTACTTTCGCACCCACTACTTCTTCGATTCCATTTATCTTTGCTTTGATTGCTCCAACAGATGAAAGACGAATACGAACGGAAGCATGGAATGGAATTCCCTTACCACCTGGCGTTGTCCACGGGTCAGAAAAGGCAGGAGCATTTAGTTTCTGACGGAGCTGATTGGTGAATATAAGACAGATGCGTTCTCTTCCGATAAGATTTGTAATTTTCCGCATCGCCTTTGATATAATCAAAGCTTTTGCGGTCGCATACCCATCCTTATCGAAATCAGCCGCCATCTCTGTTTTTGTTGACGCACCTGCAATAGAGTCAACAACAATAGTCACGAGTCGGTCTTTGTCTGATGACCGAACCTTTTCTACGATAACTTCCACCGTTTCGAAAATGTCTTCCACCGTTTCGAGTGGAATGTATAACATCTCTTTTAGATTGAGACCGATTGCAGAAAGAAACTCTGTTGAAAGAGCGTTCTCCGTGTCAATGTAAACCGCAAGTCCACCTTTCTTTTGTGTGGAGAGAAGAGTGTGAGCGGCAAGTAGGGACTTACCGCTCTGCTCTAAACCTGTGATTTCACACACTCGACCGACTGGAAAACCTCCCCACTTTCGATTCGAGATTGCAAGGTCAAGGATTGTTGACCCTGTTGATACCCACTCCTTTACAATGGTAGGTGCATCTTCATCACCTTCCAAGAAGTAAGCCGTCTTCAAGTTCTGTGACTTGAATTGCTTGTTGATTGTTTCAGCGATACTACTACCGAGCTCGTCGGTGAGTTCGACTTTGTTTTTTGATTTAGCCATAACTTATCTCTTAGTTGAAGAGGTCATCAAATGCATCTTCTACGTCTGCCTTTGTGACGGATTGCTTTGGTGTTTCCGCTGGCTTCTTGTATTCAATCTCTTGAGACAGTTCTTCATTTATACCCAAGTAAGTGCTGAGTTGTGACTTCAACTCTTCGTATGATGGTTCTGGATAAAGTTCTGTGATTTCTGGTTGTTCCTTGATTTTTGCAATAACATCAGGATTTTCAGTTGCTGGTGTTTGCTTTGGCTTGATACGGATTGTTGTTTCAGCATAAGACTTACCGGCTTCTTCTGCCGACTTGACAGTCACAACAACATCACGTCCTTCGTGAAGGTCTGTAATATCACCGTAGTCAGGGTCAGCGATGAATGAAAGAAGTTCTTGGTAAATTTGCTTACCGAATCCCCAGAACTTTACACCTTCGTTCTCTTGACCACGAACGATTACAGGAACGTAGGTACGCATCTTTGGTTCCATCTTCTTACCAGTAACCCAATTTTCCTTGTCTCCAGCTTGTTGTAGCTTCTTTGCAAATTCAACAACAGGGTCAGGACGACCGAATGAAGAAGGTGACAACATTGACTTCTTGCCAAGGTTGTAGTGGAAGTGAAGTTCGATAAACGGATTCTCACGGTTGTGAGTATAAGGAACGATTCGGATTTGGTGTTCGCCAGGTTCTGGCTTCCAAATGTTTGAAGTGCGATTGCTCGAATTCTTCAAACCGTTAAGACGATTGCGGATAGCATCAAGATTGATTGCCATATAGGTACTCCTAAAATTTAAATGATAATTGTGAACTGATAACTTTTATCTGTTCAGTTGTTAATTGATAGTACTAATATACGAAATTAAATGTTAATAGTCAATAGGTGTGGATAAAAAACCCAAAAGGGTCGGGAATTAACCCCGACCCTCTGGCTTCTTATCATCTGTGGTTCCTCTCTTTTCACGAGAGGAAACCCATTTTTCAAGTATAATTTTCTGTTCTGGTGTAAGAATTTCTTTGAGTTGTTGAATAAAAGTTGTATCGCACGACTTGACGCATTCACGAACTTTTTCTTTTGGAAGTGATTTCAGTTTGATTTGTGTTTCTTCACGAAGCTGACGGAGTTGTAAACGACCTTGTTCTTTTGTCAATTCTCCATTCTTCACTTTTGTTTTGATTGATTCTTCTTTTAGTCTTGCATTCATTAGAATTTCACGTTCTGCGTTTTTCAGTCCTTGTACACAGGCTTCTACACAAGATTTGTGTTGTGCTAAAAGTCTTTCTACTACTGGCTTTTGTTCTGGTGTAAGTTTCAGTTTGACGAGTAAATCACCAAAGATTGTTGGACGTGGTTTGTTTGTTGTGTCTTTACGGTCTGGCTTTCTTTCTTCAACTTGACCACCCTGTGTTGATTCCTCATTAGGATTGTATGTTGCAAATACGGCAGTTTCCTCTGTTGGTTCAGTTGCCATATTTGAACAACCAACTAATCCTATCGAAAGGACGGTAATGATTGAAAGTAATGTTGTCTTCATAATAACTCCTGTTTTGAATGGTTTGTTTATAGAATAACCCTATACTCTGAAAAAGGTTACACTATAATCCCAATTTTTTTCTAACTATTTCTTTTACCAACGATTTAATGTGTTTTTCATATTGTTCATACGATATAGACTCTTTCTTTTCTTTTTTATCTGATTCTTCCTCTTCTTCCGGCTTTTCTTCAGTTTCACCAGCAGGTTTTTCTTCTGGTTTTTCAGGCGCAGGTTTTTCTTCTGGTTTTTCAGGAGCAGGTTTTTCTTCTGGTTTTTCCACAGGTTCTTCTGCGGGTTTAGATGGTTCTTGTGTAGTCTTTGGTTCTGGTTCAGTTGGTTGAGCAACCGGCTCAGGAGTTTTTGTACTTGCACCAACAGAACCTTCTATTGATTTACCAGCATTGTCAGCTGCATCTTCAAGTTCAGAAGAAATAAGTGTAAACAATTGATTTTCTTCTGGTGTTAATTTAGACTTAACAACTCTTTCTATTTTTGACATTACCAACTGAATATCATTGATTCTGGCGTCATTTTTTTCTTGTTCTGTTTCTTTTGTCTTTAATGTGTTTATTACACGGAAAAGAGTTTTTAAAGTTGAATTACCGCCAAATCTTTGTGAAATCTGTTTTAGTTTATCAGAGTTACTTGAAAAAGTTTGACTCATAGGAAAATCACCCAACCATCTATAAAGCTTCTTTGCTCCAACATTCGGGAACATTATTGTCATCAGACCGCCTTTTTTTGTGGCGAGAGAATAAACGTCTACAAAAAGACAATACAACATCTGACTTGTTATATCTGTTGCAAGTCCTTCATCTATTGGTTTTTTAAATGGTTTCATAATGTGTCTCATAAATTATGGCATAAGTGATATTTTTTTATTCGTAGGATTCAGATAAACACTAACACTCGTTTCATTATTATAAAAATGAAGTTTATCTTCAACTTCTTTCTTCAACTCAAATCCTAGCTGATTTAAGGCAGATTCAATTTTTCTTCTACTATACAAACTAGTGTCTATTACATTGTTCGGTCTTAAATAAATTTTTTCTAGTATCTTTTGAAGAGAATCAAAAACAATTTGAGCACCAGACCCCTCTTTGAGTCTAGTCTCAAATTCTTCTTTTATCATACCGATTAAATAATCAGTTTCCTTTATCGTGTTTCTATTCAAATTAACTCTCATTTTGGTATACAATACACATATAAATATAGACAAACATCAAATATCATACACACGAACCATTTCAACATTTAGCAATTTCAAACCTTCTGGTTTTTTCAAAAGCATTGTGTTTCTGTAGTTTTCCCATTCTATTGGATATTGTTTATCGAGAACACCATTGTTTAGATTCATAATCAATTCATTTAAAGCATTTATCGTATAGATAGTGTTTGTTTCTTTTTTGCGGTGAACCATTATAGACCCAGGTAAAAAATCTTTTCGTGTGTCTAATAATACGTTATAAGAAAGCATGAGTTCATTCTGTATGTTCGTTGACTTTAACAAAAAGACTTTGTTGTTTAACACCGAGAATGATTTTGATATTATATCTAACGTTTCTTCTATTTCATGTTTTTTAACAAAAGTACATACTAATTGTGTTCTCAATACCTCTCTCTCATTTATTATCGTAAATGTTTTTTATGATTTCCGCTACTATTTTATCGTTCTTAATATTTTCATTGAGAACTTGTAGAAGCTGAAATTTGTGTTCTTCATTCATCAGATCAATTATACCAGATGGTATTCTTTTTGACCATTCGTTTACAATCTCATCAATAATGTTTGTCATTTTGCCCCGTCATGTATATTTTTACATATCTATAAATATCATTTAATTTCTGTAATACTACCAAAATCACCACCGACCGAACATTTGGTTGTCATACCATCAGTTTCAAAAGCTTTTTTGAGTGTCCCTATTAGTTCATCGGATTCCGTCGGTATATCAAACACAAAGGCATCATACAGATACATACAGAATACCGCTCCTGTGGATTCTAATAGGGGTAGGAACGTTTTTATTTTGCGGACGTTATATTCTGTCTCTAATGATTGTAAGAAGTAATTGAACACCTTGTTCGGTGTTGGGTCTTCGATATCACGGAATCTCTTATGATAAAAGTATGACTCAATGAAACCATGTTCTTGGTACTCCGAGTAGAGTTCATCAATCATTGCCTGAACTCGTTGGAAGAACGGATGTCCAAGAAATTGGTCGGTAATGGTTCCATAGATATTTTGAAAGACCCTTGACTTTACTTCGTCATATGGAATATTCAGATTCAGTTCTTCCGCAATTTCTTCGTATGGGTGTTTAGTGAACTTGTAGTCAAGAATCTTTGCAAGTAATTTGATGTGAAAGGCATCATAATCAAACTGAACAAGTTTTCCACTAGAAAACCTTGAATGAATTTTATTACGTGTTCCGTCATTTTTATTCAGGGCAGAGAAGTTGAAGTTGTTCCATGCGTTCGATGGGCGAGAAGTTGCGG